TGGCTTAGTGCGCCGGTGCCATTTGCGTTATGACTTACTGCGTTACTGCCATACGCCCAACCAGTGGGGAGAGTCCATCCTGATGCGTTGCCGCTAAAGGTACCATTCGTTATTTGTGTATTGACGCTGTTGGCTACGCCAAAATGAGTGCGAGTATCATCCCAAAAGATTTTACTTTGGCTGGTAGTTAGTTGGTTTGAAAAGTTTCCAAATACTACGCCAGTGTTGGCGATGTTAGACAACGTAAGGCTTGCAGCCGACAAAGCTCCAGCGTCAGTAAGGGTTGCGCTGCTGTTTTTGATTAGTTTGCCGGTGGTTCCGTCGAAACGTGCTAATGCGTTGTCCGTTGAGCTGCTCGGACCTGTTACATCGGCTGCGCTAGTCCAATCAAGTGTGCCGGTGAAGGGATTAAAAACGTATGGCATTAACTCCTCACTACGGACGTTAGGTTAGAGCCTGTGTATCCTAAAGTAAGGGTTGCCACTGTAACGCCGCTTAGTTTGTAAACAACAGAGGTAAGGTTTGTACCGGTGTAACCCATGACAATTTCATCATGAGGCTGATTAGCAATACCCTGTACCATTTCCTGATACACGTTACCATTGCGAGTAACGGTTGCTACAGGAATATCTGGGTTTACGCTTGCCGCCGAATTGGAGACTACAGTGCTCATTCTGTTATATCCTCAATATCGATACCAATAGGATTCCCAGTTTCGTCGGTAATAATCTTACCTCGTCGTTTCTTTGGCTTGCTGGCTTTTTCTTTCTCAATAACCATTGGCTTGTCAGTAGTTACCATGATGGCACCCGCTGGCTGTCGCTGAATACTTTCCATGCTAAGTCGCACACGCTCAATAGCCTGGTCAGACGCCAAACGACGTTCTTCCATGAGCTTTTCAGCTTCCGAAAGTTTAACACGCATTTGCTCAAGTTCCAGCTTTTGTATCTCAAGGATATGCTGCATTTGCCCGTGTTCTTGCTTAATCATTGCTTTGTCAGCTTCTGATTGAGCGCTGGTTTGCACCTTTAGCATATCTACTTCAACCGACGACTGCTTAATCTGCAACTCCTGCTGTTGCATAGTAAGCTGTTGCATCGCTAGGTATTCTTCCGACTGCTGTTTTTGAATGGATAATTGCGCCTCAAGTTGGTCGCGTTGTGCTTTGAGTTGCTGGTTTTGCATCTCAATTTGATTCTTTACCTGCCTATCTTGAGCCTCAATTTGAGCCGTTTGCAAACGAGCTTGAGCTTCGATTTGAGCAATTTGCAAGCGTCCTTGAACCTCTTGCATAGTTGGGTCTGGTGGTGGTGGTTGTTTCGCAGCTTCTTCTTTAGCTTTTGCAATTTCACCAATCTGTTGTAACGCTTTAGTGAAAATACCATCCAGTTCTTTGCCTCCCTTAAAGCGTTTAATCATGTTTTGGAACAAGCTAATGCTGAACTCGACAAGTGGTGGATATTGATCGACTAAACCCCGCATTTGGTCGAAAAACGCACCTGCTGTTTGAATCAGAGCGGTGCCTTCTGCTTGCTGCTGTTGCTGGTCGATTGCAACCATTGAATCCGAAGCAATTTGTATGCGGTAACAACGCTTTTTTGGGTCACGAAGAATATCGATAATTTCAGCCTCTACTTTCTCCAGTTCAGCTTCAGGATTGCCTGGCATTTGGGCTTCCATAGCCTCTGGCATTTCAGGCATCCCTTCTGGTTCTTCGACTGGCTCCCCACCGTAAGGTAACTCTGGAGCAGCTTGAGGCATTTGCGCTGGCATTGCCGTTGGTGGAGGGGGTAGCAGTGTCTCGCTGATTAGGCGGTCTGCGTCAGCAACATCAAGGATTGTTTCTTCGTCGAATTGCTCGCAAATGATAGTACCAAGGTTCATGATAGCGTCAGAGACGAACTTGGTGAACTGGTTTTGACGTACAATAAGTCCCATTGAAGACCATTGATTTTCCAGTCTATTGGCCGTAGCTGACTTGTATTGCTCCGAAGTACCTCGGAGTAGGTCTGATACTTTTAAGGTTTCATAAAGCTGTTGGAGCGCGTTCTGACGGTTCTGCTGAAGGATATTGAGGACGTTTGCAAACTGCTCAACGGGAGCGAACTCAATAGATCCTTGTAACCCTCCACGACCTCGGTTGCTGGGCCAGTTATCGACAGCCAAGCCTTTGAGGTCATCTTCAAACAACTGCTGCAAGGTAAGTCCCATAGCAGAGTCGTACACGAAGTTAGCTCGTACTGCCTGGGTCATAGCATGGATACGTGTAGTCAGACGCTCCACCTCAAGGATTTGGTCCTTTACGTGTGAGTAATCTGATACTGGAATAACTGAGTCTGGGTCGGTAGACTGGCGAATAACGCTGCATGGATAAAACCGCTCAAACTTGATAGGCGGTTCCGACTCCTCAATAATAATCTTAGGGTAGTTGGTTTGAAGCCAATAAACCTTGTTTGTAGCCTCGCACCAAATTTCCCAAACCTCAGCCTTACCCTCCAGCTTTTCGTCTTTACGCATTGCATCGCGTTTAGCGACTTCTGGGAAGCTGTCGTAGTTAAGTTTGTCAGCAATTTCAATACCGAAGCGCTCTTCTACCTGGTAGCGGTCAAGAAATGCGCGTCGTGCTTGCCATTCAATTTCCGATTCGTTACGTGCGTCAGAGCAGCGGTAGTCATTGTACTGAACAACTTCGATAACTGCTTTTTCGCTTACCTTTTGCTCAACCTCTACGGACGTGATGATGATGCCATTGTTAGCCTCTTCACCTTCGCCAATTTCACCGTCGAACGGCTGACCATCAGCGGTCATTAGTGCGCCAGATGGGTCACGAATTACTGCAATTTCTTGAAAAACCTTTTCAAACTTGGGGATATAACGCGACCAAAGTACGGCTTGACCTGTTAAGAGAAACTGAAGTGCTGCGTTGTAGCCGACTTTGTCAAAATCGAAGTGAGTGTCCATCGAATACTGAGTGTTTCGCTCAATGACAACACTGCCTAATTCGTAGGGGATTCCACCAGCTCGCTTGCGCAGGTTTACTTCTGCTTTTGGTGTTGAACTATAAAACGCTGGTAGAAGTGTATTGACGCAGTACCACCATACGTTCAAACGGCGTTGTGCATCTTTCAAACTCTCGATTTGTTTTAGTGCATTGTAAACGCGAATGGATTCTTCGGCTGCACGAACAAACTTTTCGTGTCGTTTTTCGGCTTCAAGGATTTGTGTTTTCCACCAGCGAGGCGAGTACTTTTTAACGGAATTAGCTGGCAATTTTATTTTCATATCTGGGTACGCGCCTGTCGTGCTCTCATTTTAGCAATATAGCTTTGAAGTTTAACTAACCCCTTACCAACTACATCTTGCGGTTGTTCCCATTTGGAATCAATCAACCGAGCTTTGCAGAGGTAGCGTAAAGCGTCTACGGCATGGTCGTTGCCGGTAGTGTCTAAGTCCTCTGGTGAGCGTTTGTCTATCGTCATGGATGGTAAAGTTTCCAATAGGTATGGGCAACTAGCAAAGATGTACAGTAACGGCGGGTTGGACACTAGCCGTTGTCGGACCTGAGCCCAACCTGATATGCGGTCATTGTCGGCTGCACGAAACGAAGGGTGTTTGTATTTGGAGAATACGGCAGTAAATTGGTCGTTAATGCTCGGTCCACCTTCATGACTAAAAATGGATGGGTCGGCTACTGCTATTGCATTTTCTCCCACGGAAACTGAGGCAATTCGGTTAGCTTGTTCGACGTTATCAACTCCTTTTCCCCACATTTCCCGATAGATAACAATAGCTCCTTTTGGATACGGTACCTCGTTACCTCGGTCATCACGTCCAGAACTAACAGCGCCCCAGACGGCAGCAAAAGGACTCCGATAACCCCAATCATACCCCAAATAACGGGGCCAATGCTTTGGTATGTTGAAAGGAGCAACAATATGTTTAGAACTAAACTCTGGAAAATAACTGCCTTCATGTATTTCAAAGTCTCCTTCAAGCCATGCTCTTACCAGTTCTGGTGAACCTACCATGTGCAATCGGTTAATGTATTCTGGGTCTCTCGCAAGTAAGATTTGGTTGTCAGTTACGCGGCTAGGTATGTAAATGTAGTCAAAGCCGGCTCCATTAGGTAAATCCTTCCGCAAAACCTTCATGCCTTTTGGGGCCGGTTTTATGAACAGTTCTTTAAGCCAGCTATGGCCGATACCACCCGGGTTAAAAGTAAGGATGATTTGGCCGCCTCCCTTGCCTCGTAGCGCTCCAAATAGCTTCCAGATACAGCTTGGGTCATGGTAGTTACCCGCCTCCTCTATGGCGCAATCTGAGAGGTTCTGGCCCTGGTATTTTTCAGCATCAGAATCATTAGCTAACGGCCTAAAACGAAGTCTGCCCCCGTTTACAAAAGTGAACTGTTTTTTCTGATCCTGCCAATGAGCTTTTAGGGGTAGGTAAATCTGTTTGGCACGCTCAATAAGGTCGTCTGCTTGAGGTAATTCTTTACGGAAAAATATGGCATTAAAGTGAGGTCCAAGTTGCTCTTGTTTAACGGCAAACTTGCCTAACACCCCATCAGTTTTACCACCACCACGAGCACCACCATAGCCAATCAAGGTTATTGGACACGCTACTAAAGCCTCTTGAGGGCCAAGTTGGGGAGCCCATACAACCTGCTCATCAGCGTTATACTCACTCACCAGGCCAACTCCCGCCACTAATCATAACAAGATTGCCGGTGTAAATACGTTCTACATTACAACTAGGGTTTTGACAGACAAAATACGGTCCACTACAGCCAGCAAACAAACTTACATAAGGCTCATCATTTTGGCCTACCTTTACCGTACTAACATGGCTGCAAACAGGGCAGCGCTTACTGTTTTCTTCCTCCGGCTTTTCCCTATGCTCTATTCCCATACCCTCCTATAGTCCTCCTCGTTAGCCTTAACCTTACTGGCCTGTAGGTACTCCCTACACCGCTTTGAACCACAATTAAACCTAGTCTTGTTGGTAACTATTACTCCAACATAGCCACAATAGTTGCAGCGATAATACCTAATCCTCTCCGTCGCTGGTAAGGTATTTTTGGACGAACTCTTCCTTTGTGAGCGGCTTGGCACTAACCACACTCCTTATCTCACCCGTTATCTCAAGCGTTTGCTGCTCACTCCAGCCTAATTTTGTCTTTAACAAATGAAGCAACACAGGCGTATTACCA